CGGTAGAGATGCCAGCTTTCAGGACATTGTTGTATCCAGAGTGGATGCCTCCGTGTTGGAGTCGATGCTTAACCATGCAGACCTCGTTGACCATCACCGACCAAGATACCGTCCATTCTGGGATATGGTCCTTAAGACATGTTCCACCGATACCCTTAAACTCAGGAACTTGGCCTGCCAAACGCCTATCGAAACGTATATCGTGGTTTCCTGTTGTTCTATGCAGGAATGTTCCTAAACCCTTACAAGCCTTGACGATCTTATCCATGTGCCACTGGACCGCTTCGAGTTCATCCCTAAGACTCGCAACAGGACTCCAATCCATAGGACCAAATCGGCTAATCGAACCTCCGTCTAGGATGTCGCCGTTAGCAATAATTGCTTTAGGCTTGAGCATCTTGATGACTTTAAGAAGCGCATTAAACCCTACAGAAGGCTCGCCAGGCATAAAGTGCGCGTCACTAAAAACCAAGACGTAACCATCGACGGTTAGGATAGATCGTTTGGCGTTTTGAGGAATAGTAAGAGAGTGTTCCGAGTCTAGGAATAAACCGTAACGTGACTCGATAGACCTGCGCCTTAGATAGACGCTGCGTTGTGAGGTGTTAAGAGCCCTAGCAACCCCAGCAGGGCTTTTTAGCTCTCGGAATAGCGCAATGAACTCATCGTCGCTGCATTTTGCGTTGTGAACCATGAAGCCCCCAGTGCTCGACGCTTTGGATCATCTTTCGCGGGATCACTAGCGATTGAGCTATTGCGTCATCCGTAACGGACTGACAAATCTTCAGGCCACGCTCATTATCTGCAACTAAAAAGCCAATTGAAGTTACAAGCGGAACCTGAAACTCGGCGGCTTTTTCGAGGCTCTCACCCCATCCCAAAGTGTCATGCGCTGCATCTTCCCAAACTACTTTAACTATCTGCGGAAGAGTTTTCATTCTTCTTGTCTTTTATCGCGTGATACCACTTCCAGACAAGCCAACCGGATTGAAGCACAATATATAACAACGTGGCAAGTGCAACCCATTCATTGAGTGTTAATCCACCAACAGTAACAGCCGTGGTTATGGCTATGGGAGGCGCTGCTTTTACAGCTTCCGTGATGACATCAGACTTTTGTTCCGGCGACATGACAACCTCATACGGCTACTTTACGAATGGCTCTTACGATTAAGGATTGAGATTTAGCGTTATTGAACTGACTGCCATCTAAGAAGTCAATTCTAGTGGCTGTTGTAAGACCAGCGCCAGGATTGGTGCTAGACCAAGTCCTCAAGTTAGTAGCAAAGGCTTCTGATCCGCCAGACTGAAACGCAGCAACGCTTGTTTGTGCTGGTGTTCCTGTGGTGTAGTTAGAACCCCTAGAAGGCACTGAGTAGGAGTTTGTACCGTAAGAAGTGCTATTAGACTGTGTGGTTGGCTTGAGGTTGTAGTAACAAATCTCTAACTCATAAAGAGCAGGTAGATACCAATCCGAGTAACCATTGATCGTTAGCGCAGCGCACCATTGAGCAGCAGGATAAGTTGCTGAGTCTAACTCTGCTGTGTTCGTTGCTCCATCGTAAGTTGATAAGCCTAACGAGTCAGACGTATCCGATGTCTTGTAGTTAATACTGCTGTTTTGACCAGAGGCTTTAGGGGAGACCAAAAGATAGTAAGTGTTGCCACCAAAAGCTATCTTCCCTGCGTAGTAACCTCCCTGCCAGAACTCACCGATGGTAGACGGGCCTCTAGCACCAGATCCTGGGCCAAAGCCTCTGACAGAACCGCCTCCTAATGCTTCTAGGACAGGCATTATGCGTACCTGGATTGACTAGCCAAGACAGTAAATGCTGCTGATCCTGTCTTGATGATGGAGTAGGAATACACGTCGATAGAACTAGCATTACCTGCAGTAGGAGCAGTACCGCCTAGCCATTTAGGTGTAACCGACGAACCATCTACTTGCACCGCAGAGTTGTAGTAAGCAGTGCTTCCATTAGTGACTAAGAAGGCACAGGTTAAGACTTCTCCGGTAGCCATTGCGGTATTCAGTGATGTACCAGAAGAGGCTCTAAAGTTAACCGTGAAGTTCCCAGAGGCATTGGTTGTGTAGTACAGAACACCTTGGGTTGTCGTGTCGAAGTTAATCGTACCTGTTGCTGCTGTTGCTGATACCGTGATCGTCTCAACAACACCTTGTAGCTTTGCACCGATCTGAGAGGATGTGGATGCTAGAGAGAGTTGTTTAGCAAAGGTTGCAGCCTGTGCAGAGGAAATCGTAAGTGCTAGCGTACCTCCGGTCTTGACCTCTAGGATGTCTGTGTTGTCAGACGTAATCGAGGTTCCAGCGGTAGCTGCATTAAGGACGTTAGCCATTATTAACCTCTACCCAATTGACTGCTTCTTCATCCCATGTGTACATATTACCGTCTGTGGGCATCGCTACTGGAGCTTCCCACTGAGCATTGGCGTTTAAGAGCCAGCTAGCAAAGGGCTTAGGCGGCACAAACGCATCAATGTCTGCTCGGTAGGTGTACCCAATCCCTGCGTAATTCTTACGCATGTTGCCGTTGTAGCTTGTCTGCTTCCACGTCCCACCGAGAATCTTTTCTAGATGGGCAGCACCGATGTGTTCTTTCTCAACACCGCTAGCGTCTGAAGTGTCCTTGTTATCAACAACGACAACCTGCGTGACGATGTTGTTTTCATCAATCTTTGCGAAGTGAGCCATTACGCCTCCAGCCTTAAGCCTGTTAAATCCATCTCTTCCCCGACGACACCGACAGGAAAGGTATTAAAACTAAGTGAGATTCTTGTGTCCTCGCCTTTGACTTCGGGAACCATGTGGGTTAACGATGAAGGAAACAGAATCAGCCTGCCTGCATAAGCCTCGAACCACCAGCTTTCAGAGTTGTACGGGTTCCACTGCTCAGGCGGAAACTTGATCTGCTGCCAGCCGTCTTTGTAGAAGTAAATCTTGTCGTTAGGGTTCGTCTGAATGTAGAACACGCCAGAGATGTAGCTGTTGGGATGTGCATGTTTGTGATGGTATTGCCCAGGTTCCGAGTAGTTGCACCAGCTTTGGGTCACTCTCAGGCTGACATTATGTTTGGGATTGACTGTGCTTTTGAAGTAATCCGAAACACTATCTTCGACGAACGAACGAAGTGAAGTGAGAGCAGGGTCACGCAGTACAAAGTTATTCGTGCTTGTGGTGTTACCCATGTTAGGTCTTGTTGGTAGTTCACGGATGAAGAACAACTCCTCATCGCTTAGTGGCCTACCAAGCTCTGCAAAGCCTACAGGGGTTGGAAACAGATTATGCAATTGCATCTTCGATTTCCTTTTGCCTGATACCCATTTCCTCTAATTGCTCTGGTAGCCAAATCGTAGGAATCATTTCTTCAAACTCTTTGATCTTATCCATCACCCAGTAGACTTCTTCTATGCTTGGGCATGGCCGTGGATCATCCCACCTTGTAAAGACGTTGTTACTGATTTCCCACTTTGCACCTGGACGAAGAAGGTGCATTGCTGTATCAATCCCCAGAAACCTAAATACCTTTGTTGTCATATACCCTCTATTGATTTATTTTTATGATGACGATACCGGAGCCGCCTGTTCCGCCAGCAGCATATGCTGTGTTGTAGTTACCAGCGCCACCACCACCGCCAGTATTTGCTGTCCCTGGGCCACCAGCAACATTTGAAGCGCCGCCGCCACCATTACCACCACCTCCAGAACCACCTGTCCCACCAGTACCACCATAACTTGCTGATCCACCACCGCCGCCAGCGTAAGTTACTGATGAACCCGTGATTGATGACGATGCTCCAGCTCCGCCGTTGCCGCCGGTCGTTCCAGTTGCATTAGCCCCTACAGCCGATGCACCGCCGCCACCCCCGCCACCATAATTAGGAGCCGAGCTTGAGCCATTTCCTCCAGTATTACCTTGTGATGGACTTGTAGATGGTGTATTACCAGCCCCACCAGATGTAGCACCAGCCCCTCCGCCACCACCTGACCCTCCGGTTAATCCAGCCGTTGCGTCTTTACCGCCGCCACCGCCGCCGTTTGAAGTTATTGTGCTAAATATAGAATTACTACCGCTAACCCCTGGATTTACCGCTCCGCTAGCTCCGCCGCTTCCACCTGCGCCAACGGTAATTGTGTAATCAGTACCAGCAGATACACTTAAAGCAGTGCCTGTTCTATACCCACCTGCTCCACCTCCACCGCCCTGAGTGCCACCCCCACCACCACCCGCAACCACAAGATAATCAACACTGGTCACACCTGTCGGGCATTTCCACGTTGTAGTGCCTTTGAATACGAAGACCGTTTGGCTAGCAACGGTGTACTTGAGGATGACGATACCGGAGCCGCCTGCGCCTCCAGAAGGTTCGCCGGTACTATAAAACCCTGCTCCGCCACCTCCACCGCTAAAGGCTGTTCCTGCAGTTCCGGGATTGTTGCCACCTGCAGCACCTGCTGGACCACCGCCACCATAACCACCTGTTCCGGGTGTGCCGCCATCAGTACCACCACCACCGCCACCAGAAAAGTATCCTGTAGATGGTGTACCTCCGGGACCAGCACCACCATAAGCAGAAGCATAAGACGGGCCTTGAGATCCATTGCCACCATTGCCTGCTGCGCTAGGACCGGCTGCCGTTCCTGTTCCGCTAGCTCCACCACCGCCACCGCCTCTACCAGTTCCAGATAGAGGACCATCTCCACCAGAACTTCCTTGCGCAGGGGTTGTTGATGGTGTGTTACCAGCCCCGCCTGTATTAGTTCCCGGACTTCCGTTTCCTAAACCACCGCCACCGCCAGAACCGCCTGATAAACCAGTGCCCAATCCAGTACCAGCGCTTTCTCTACAACCTCCACCACCACCTTTTGTTGCGGTAATTGTTGAAAACACAGAGTCGTTACCAGAACTCCCTCTAACAGCGCTTGAAGAAGTGCTAGAACCCCCACCTCCGACCGTTACTGTGTAATCCGTTCCTGCTGTTACGGAAAGTCCTGTTCCTGTTCTGTAACCTCCCGCTCCACCACCACCAAATCTGTTACTAGCGCCCCCTCCACCAGCCACTACCAAATACTCAACCTCTGTCACCCCAGCAGGGCAAGTCCACGTAGAGGTAGCTGTAAAGGTTTGGATGACGGTGTAGCCACCACCGCCGCCTCCTGAACCAGCGAAGGCAGCAGCAATCATTGCACTTAATGCACCAGCCATATTAGGTCACTCCTGCACCAGAGACATACCACGTATCCGTAGCAACCTTAAGTAAGGTAGCCATTCCTTTTGTCGCCACTGTCCTGTTACCCGTAGCACCATTGGCTAACTGAAAGGTAACGCCAGCACCAGAGATCGTAAGGTTTCCAGAGTTGTTATTAACGACAAGGATCGTTGTACCCACATCAATCGCCGTAGTTGCGTTTGTGTTTACCGTAAGGGTTGCTGTAGAGCCACCAGTGAAGTAAATATGCTTACCTGCATCGCTTGCAGCCACAGTCGTATTCGTGCTCTGTGGAGCGCCGATATAACCAACCTTATTAGTACCGTCTACCGTACAGTTACTTAGATTACCCGATGTAGGTGTTCCTAAGATCGGAGTTACTAAGGTAGGTGTATTAGCAAAGACATTAGCACCTGTACCTGTCTCATCCGTTAGTGCTGCTGCTAAGTTTGCAGACGATGGTGTGGCTAGGAAGGTAGCTACACCAGTTCCTAAGCTAGCAGACGTTACCGCAGAAGCAAAGGTTAGGTTGCCTGAGCCATCAGTTTGTAGAAACTGATTAGCGCTACCGTCTGTGCCAGGAAGCGTAAAGGTTGTGTTGCTGCTGGTATTGGCAGATTGGACGGTTGTTGTCCCTGTCCCAGAAGCGTTACCCTGAAGTTTGATCTTTGACATAAGTTACCCCAAAACCATCCACGATTGACCATCTGGAACCGTCACAGCATAACCTGCCGCGACCGTGACAGGACTGACAGACAGTCCGTTTGTGTTGCTCGTAAGTGTGACATTGCTCGAAATCAA